GTAATATGTGGTGTTGAATCAGTCTCACCCTCTGTAGGTGCGTATGTTGTAAGTGTAACAGTCTCATAACTCGTTGATTTACCGAGATTTACACTTGTAGTTAACTCCCCACCAGTCTTAGTGGTAAGAGGAAACATTGATAATAATATGGTTAATATCGTTGTATTCATGATACAAATATACAAAGGATAATTTGAATATCCAAATTTAATATTAATATTTTTGGGAAGTATTTATATATGTTATGAGAATATCAATCACTGAAGAACAATATGGTAGGTTAATCCAAGCAAATGAAGTTGTTGGGGTTCCTGAAGGTTTATACGAAACCGCAAAATCAATTTATAGAAAGTACATCGAAACTTTAGTTGAGGAGATTAACTTACAGTTTGGTAATATGAAGATAGGTGGGTCATCAGATATTCAATTTTCAATTACTGGGGATTATACTATAAGTGATTTGCATTTTTATTTTGTTGACTTTTCAGTTTCATTTGATTTCGACCAGTATAGAAAGGTTGAGATTGAACAAATGAGTATTGGTATGGGTGATAAGGTAACAAATGATTACAAAGTAAAATACAATCAAATTACGGATAGAATTGTTATGGGTGCAAAATATCAGGTCCCTGATGATATTACCGAAGAAGATTTAATTAATAGTATTTTAAAATTTGAAAATAAAACTATTTCATCTATTGCTCACGAACTAAAACATGTATATGATTTCAAAAAGAAACCAATTAGAAATGCTGGTGAAAAAGTAAAATACCACTCCATTGAGGATCTTATGGTTAGTGTACGTCCTTTGATGAAGTTTAAAACAATGTTATATTATTCACATGTTGTTGAGGAGAGTGTTAGAAACAGTGAGATATATACATTAATGAAACTTAAAGGAATCACCAAAAAACAATTCAAGGACTTTTTATCCAAAACAACTACATACGATTTTTTAGTGTACATGAAAGACTATGATTATGATAAGTTTATCAAAGAAATGTATAATAGTATTAAAGGAATTGAGGTATTTTTAACTTATGTTAATATTGACCACGATGATATGACTGATGAAGAAAAGGTCAATACCACACTTAAAAAGTTTTATGAAATTGTATCGAGAAGACGTAAAGATTTTACTGAAAATGTTTTGCAAGATATACATTCTGATTTAATGATGTTGTTAGCGGCATCTCTTGGTATTAGTGATAACATTGTATCAATGGGTGAGAACGAAGCTAAGAAAAAAGCAATCAAAAAAATTAACAAACACATTAACAACTACACCAATTATATAGAGTTCTATCAAAAAGAATTGTCAGATATTAAAATATCAGCAATCAACACTCTTAAAAAGTTAGGCAAGTTATATAGTTTAGCAGAAGACTAAGGTTCAAATCTTAAAAATTTTATTGTAAGTAAATCGGATGTGATATCAAATCCCCATCCATCATCATATTGTGTATTGGCATCGTGATATCTTCCATTAGGTCCGGTAATTGATAACACCGGAACAATAAATCTATTTGGGAATCTGTTTAAAAATTCGTGAATACCGTTAGAATGTGTTTCAACAATATCATAGGTATAATCTTCTAAAGGTAATAAAGATGTCCATGTCCAAGAAGGATTCACATCATCTAATGGTTGAATAAGATCTTCTTCATAGTCATCTTCATTACCAGTAAAAAATTTAAAGTCTCTAATCATTTTATAATGTGTAAATGACTACATCACTAAAGGTGTCGTCGTTCTTTTTTTCAACGGGTTTTTCAAATCTATGAATATGTTCTCTCATGTTATCATCGATATCGATATCATAAACTTCCGCACCATTACCAACAAATTTGTTTATTTCTCTTTCAATAATGGATATGATATCATTTTCATAATCTGTATACCACTCACCTTCAACTAATCTTTCATCTAAAAGACTGTGCAAGTATCTTTCAAATCTAAAGCAATCTGATTGTGAAATTTTCCAACACCTTTGTGCTATAATTCTTATTGGTGTGTGTGTTTTTCTACCCTTTCTACCACTGTTAATGTCCCCCTGTAATTGATTCATTCTATTTTCAACATCATAAGCAATTCCAATTTTTTTATCAGGAAATACCCAACGATATTGTTCAGGTCTTTTTTCATCATGTCTATCTACGTAAGTTGCAACATACAGATAAGACATTTCATCGTTTCTAAAAAAATCACTATCTCTTGGTGTTATTGCACATCCCTTTTCAAAGTCTTTAATTTCGGATGTACCACTATAGTGTTTGTATGTTCTTTTGTTTAATGATTTTTCAATCTCTTCTAAGTTCTCGTTTTTAATGATAAATTGTTTGGTTAGCTCTAGCTCATTGTCATTTGATTGTTCCATAGGTAAATAATATTGTTTTAATTTTAAAAAATATAAACAATATAAATTAAAAATCAAATAGTTTATTCACCAATTAAAAAAATCTCCTTAATTGATTTCCCTCTGAACTCAGTTTTATACAAATAACATTCAGATTCGGAAGATCTTAATCTTTTCATTTTCTTTTCTGCTTGTTCTAAACTATCACATTCAATCACCTCTTCCCCAATTTCAATGTGATATTTAATTTTGATTTTGATTTCCATATTTTATTATGATTGTTTTAATAATTTTTCCCATTTAGAATAATCTATTTTGATATCTAAGGGTTCTTCGTCATAATCATCCCAAGATGTTAAATGCCAATGATTACAATCTGGACAATGATAATAACGCACTTCCTTCCTCCATCGTTTACTTTGATTAAAACGAATGTAGTTTAAGACCGTCTTTACATCTTTTTTTCCAAATTTTGTTTTTTGACACTGTTCCATTTAACATATTACTTTGCAATATGTTCAGCGTATTGTTCCTGCAACCATTGCAAATAAACACACTTCTCATATTGTTCATCTTCAACATAATAATTAATAAGATAGTTTACGTTGTTAATGAACGTTTCACTAAATTCAAGTTGTTCTGAATTTAAATAATGATCATATACTTCATCGATATTATCATCATACCTTTTGTTGGTTCTTCTTGGTATTGACATAAAACTTTCAATACCGTTGGTTATCATAAACTCAGTTATGTTGATTACACTATCAAATAAACCCACCCCACTTAAATCGGTTGCTCGTCTAATTCTACGAACTTCAAATAAATCTTCTTTTCCTTTCATGGCTTTCATAAAGCTATCCAATTCTTTTTTCCTTTCATCACTGAATCCTTCCTTCATTTCTTTTAATAATTCTTTAAATTTTTTAATGAATTTTTTAGGGTCATTAAAATCTTCTTCATTAAAGTCAAAACGCTTCTCCATATCTTAATTGTTTATACACAAATATATAATTATATTTTGTATATTCCAAAAAAAACCCCGAATATTATTCAGGGTTATTATCTATTGGTGTAATATTAACTGTTTCAGGTGGATATTCTTTCTCATAATATGACATTCTTTCATTTACTTTACCATATTGAAGGAAGGGTTCTATAATGTCGCTGAATATATCATGTAACTTATCTAAATCTACTTGTAGATTATCTATATCACTTACTAAATGGTCAAATTCATTAAACTCATCACTATATCCTTCCTCACTAGCATATTCTTGTTGCTCATATGAATCTCTAATATCCCAATACTTGTTAAATTTGGAATTATAAGCATCATATAATTTACCTACATTTTCTACAGCCTTTGTATACTTAGCCGGTTCCTCAAGAATATTACCAATATTAATTGATTTTAAAAACGTGAGTAATTTACCCATTGCTTTCTTACCCTCATTAATATCTCTTGTTATGGATTCAATATGTGTTGGTAACTCACTTAAATCATAAAATACGGATTGTTCCATAAGTTTGTTAAATTGAGCTTCCGTTAAAATAACCTTCTTCATATTAATAAATACTACTCGGTAGGTAAATCTTCAACGGATTCAATAACCAACCTTTCGGATGGATATTGAGCAATAAGTTCAAAATGGGTTTCGGGTGTCCCATACTCCCCAATTACCTTTATTTTTTTATGAAATCTGGTAGCACATGTTGAATCGGGGTGTACTGTATCTGCAAGAATTGTGACTTCTTTTAATTCGGTACCAATGATTAAAAAACAATTGTATCTTTTCATATTAATCTTTTGAATTTCCGTGAATATAGAACATTAAACCAAACATAAAGGTTAAAAAATACCTATAAAATTCAACCGGTTGGTTAAATTTAAACTGTTGAGTGACATATGCACCTAAAATAAATGCGGACATCAAACTTAAAAATCTTGCAAATCCTTTGGGAAATCTTTCCATATTATTCTGTTATTTCAGTTGCGTAATCACCAACTCTTATTTCTAATTTATCAATACCTCCATCGAACTCGTACCAAGCATCGTTTATATCTCCGTCATTATACATATCCCACTCACTTGGTGCAACTTCTTGTTCTTCCTCAGTTAAAGGTTCACTCCATTCCAAATCATAAAAACTGGTGTCACCGTCCCTTGTTTCAACTAATTCCAAACCACTAAAATCTTTATGAGTCATCTCTGAGATGTTTTTGGTTTTTAATAACTTAACCAATTCAAAAACATCCATTTCAGTTGTTTTAAGTTCCCCACTTCTCCAATTGATATCTGCTGTAAGTGAGTAATCTTTACCTTCCCATTCACCACTAACATAAAGAGTTTCATTCAAACATTTTCTACCAAATGATAGTGTGATAACTAAATCATCGGCACCCATATAATCCCTTAACTCTCTAATCACCAATGGGTATTGTGTTGGCTTTCTTGACATATACTTAGATTTTGATGTAACTAATTCCACCTTGTGTTCCTTTCAAAGGATTTGAATATTTCTTCTCAGCAAGTTCTCTTGATATAAGTTTACCGTTTCTATGATACATTGCCCACTTCCAAGTCTTATCAGGTTTATAACCTGGACCCTTCCAATGATGATGTGCGGATTTCTCATATTTTTCCAACTTATAAATTGTTGCCTCTAAAACATATTCATCCGATACCTCAAGGTAAACCATACCTTCATATATCTTATCTCTTTTTGGACAATTATACATTACCGCATAACCACAATCCATTGAGATGTTTAAGTCCTCATTACTACGAGCACTAATAACAATTGCAAGTTGATCACTTGTAACCTCAACTTTCTTTTTAGTTTGCTTTGGAATAACCTCAATAAGTTTTTTTATGTCCCCTCTATGGGCTCTAAGTGCCTCTTGTCTAGTTTCAAATAATGTTGATGGTTCTCTACCATCTAACAATTGAACTTTGTAAAGTTTTTCTGTTATCATGATTTATAAAGTCTGTTGTGATTATATAATGCCACAGGATTTTCCTCGGCAATAATTCCATATTCTTTCATTACGTTTTCGTAAATGACATTTTTATCTTCATTAATGTACTTTCCAATGATATTAACGAATCCATAATTTGATTCATCAACCTCAGATTGTTGAGTACCGGGTAACCCACAATATAATGCCTCTCCCACTTCGCTAATGAACATCCCCGAATAAAAACCCTTCAGTCCAAATACATTAACAAATTTGTCAGCATTACACCAAATAAAGACACTGTTGTCTTTTTCTTTTAAAAGTGGTACAGTTGATTGGTCGATGATATAACCTCCGTATTTTGAACCACAGTTATCAAATTGACCTATTGAGAATAAACCACCTGGACTACCGTGTCCCATCATCATAACTCGGTCATGTTCTTTTATAAGATTCATGACATCCATTTTACTACATCCACCTTGAACAACGGTTTTGTTTGGGATGTCTTTATATACTATGTCAAGAAACGTGGTCGATTCATCCGAAGGATGTATAATTAATGTTTTCATGATTCTATTTTTGATTTAATTTCTTCGAATATTCCATCAGCTACTCCTCGATAATCCTCATAGTGTTTGTACCTATCTCGATAGGTTTCCAATGCATGAATAATTGTTGTGTGGTCTCTATCTAAAATCTCACCAATATGTTCGTATGTGTGACCAAATTCAAGTTTTAAGACTGCTGCGTACATGTGTCTAGCATCAACCACTTCCCTTTCTCTAATTCTTGATAGAATCTTTGAGGTGGTGACACAACAGTTTTTTGCAACAATACTTAGTATTTCTTCTTTGGTTATTCTGTCCCTTTTAAACCTCTTAGATTTCTTGTATTCCTCGACGTTTTTAACACCTGGATAGACATAAGGACTAATGTTCTCTAACATATTTTATTGTTTTAGAGTACAAATATATGTGGTTTTTTAGAATATTCCAAAAATATTTTAGAAATTTCCAAATAAAAATTGGTAAACTACCTCAGGAATTTTGGTACAAATAGATGGGGTTCCTTCGTTGTCAGTACAGTCAATATATGGTAAATTTTTAATATATCCCTTCATGTATTTTGGGGCTCTATTTAATCTACCAACGATGTAATCTCTTGGATATAGTTTCTCCGAATCATAATATGCTTCAGATAATACTCTATTTAACTGTGATTCTGTTACAATGAATTTCATATTAATAAATATTACCCTCTTTGTATTTGTTCACTTGAGGGAATTTCATTTCTAATGTTATAATTTTCCCTATTGTGTTCTAATGTTTCAGGTATTGAATTGGTTTCGTTAGAGTTCCACATCATTCTGGTTAATATTGATTCGGACTCTTCTCTATTTTCACTATCTTCATACGAAGCTTCCTCTTCTCTCTCCTCTAACATTTCTTCGGTTACATCATCATTTTCTCTCCTAATTGCTGCACCGATTCTTTCACTTAATCGTCTTTCAGCTTCCACAGGTTGTTCTGACACATCATAAAATGCACCACTTTTATATAACCCATTATGATTCAAAAGTTTATCTTCTTTTGTTCTTTGGTCATCGGATAAAAGAAATCTATTTGTTTTAGCGTTCTTATTCATTGAAACGTCTCCAATGATTTTTCTTAACTCATCGGTTAATTCAGATTGTAATGAATCGATACGAGTATCTTTTTGATTCCAAAATGAAAACTCAGGATCATTTTTATCTAAAGAATAGAACGATGCAACTTTATATCCCGTCTTTTTATTAATACAATATATTAATACACCTTTGGTTGAATACTTGATAAAGTATTCAGAATTATTAGATTGGGTTGTGCACCATTTAGTGTTTGACCCATATTTTTTTGATGCCAAATATGTTAATGGTCTAACCAACAACCACTCATCATCTTCAAATACTTTTACGATTTGATTTTCCATGTCTTTGGTTTCAACCTTCATATCGGCAACACTAACTGCATTAACGATATCCTCATATGATTTATATTTACTTAAATCATTTTGGTCTATTAAATTTCTCTCATTGTAATCACAAAACTTTTTAAAATTAACTAAGTCTTGTGAATTAAAAAATCCATCAATAAAACGATACATCAACATCAATTGAATGTCACCAAACTTACCAAGTTGTTCATCAGTAATGAAATTAAATTCATTCTTTAAAACTGATTTTATTTCTTTTGTGTGTTCTTTTAAATTTGGGGTGTTTTTCATTAATCTAAGTAACATATCAGTGTATTTAGATTTCCCTTCTGGACTGAATAGTTCAAGTACAGTAACTAAATTTAAATTGTTGTCAGGGTTTGTTCTTAGTTCTTTAATTTTTGACATTGTGATGTTTTTTTATAATAATATAAATAAAATGTTTTTTAAAACCAAATTATTCGGTATAAATAAATTCGGAACGTTTGTAGTCTATTTTATCTTGGTGATCTTTTTTCCAATTTTGTATTATTTCTTCAGCTTGTGATTTATTTTGAAATGGAAATGATCCCGATACCCAAACTTTAAATGGTAAATAAAAATAATTCGTTTTATACCACTCCGTTCGTTGTGGTAAATAATATCGTTGACCATTATAAACCCAAGTCTCAATCCGATATTTCGGTTTTGCCTCTAATGTTGTCACTCCCAACAACATTAGTACTAATACTATTTTTTTCATTATAATCTATATGATGGATATGTTCCAAACAATATTTTTTCGTTGGTAAACACCGTCTTTGTTCTTAACAATGTTATAGTTCTTTCTCCATGTTTGCATTGTTCTTTTACTAAGACCACATTTTTGTGCAGCTTCCTTAATAGTTTTAGATGTGTTTAAAGATTTTAACATTAATCTACATCTGTGATAATCCACGTTTAATATTTCTTCCATATTAATAAAATTTTCTTAATACTTCAATAACATCCCATGCATCTTCCAATGCATTGTGTGTAACGAATCCACTAACACCCGAACGTTCCTTACATTGTGTTAAGTTTGGTAATGATGTATCATTCTTCCAATCAACACACAGAATTGCCGGGTCTAATACTCTTTGACGAGTACGAATTAACTTCTGCCACCAAGGTAGTTCTTGTAAAAATAGTTTATCAAATGTTCCAAAGTTCTTACCCGCAACATTTATAGTAATTGGTTTTGTACCATTGTTAATTGCAGGTCTTAAATAACCATTACTCATTTGAATGTATCCACCACTATTATCACCCCCTTGGAAATATCCATTAGCTTCTAACCACCAATAGAATTCTTTCACAACTTCTTCTTTCTCATAGAACTTATAACCATATGGTTGTGCGTCCTCCATCATTGTTAGTTTCTCTCTATCTTCTTTGTTCGCCTCCAAATATAATCCTATCAAAGAAATGATATGTTGATTCATTGTGAGTGCTCTTGGTGAACCAACTATTTCATTTTGAAGAACGATTGCATTGAACTTAGGACATTCATCAAACGGTAATTTCTTTTCGGTATCTTCGATGATTGCACCGATAGATAATGTTTTGTGTTTCTCGTGGTCAAGACCTGATGTCTCAATATCAATTGATACGTAAATCATATTTTAATATTTGGTTTCGTATTCGGTTTTTATATTCTCTTCATGATGACTTTTATCATTTCCCTGTGTGGTGATAGTTTCACCCATTGTTGTGAAGTAATGTGTTTCTAAACCATCATGAAAACGATATACTTTTACACCATCTTTTTCAAATAGATAAGTTACTTTGTACTCATCATTATTTGTTTTTGTCCTCTCAATACCATCACCTAAACATGATGTTAGTGTGATTGAAATAAAAAATAACCCTATGATTTTTTTCATATTAATATTTGTTTTTTTCTGATTTACCTAAATGTACGTGACCCTTAATTCTTCCATTAAAGTTATCTTCTTCAATCTCTTTGTCAACAATCTTTGATGTACTATTTTCACTTGTTAGTTCTTGTAGTATCTTTTTTGCAATTGAGTTTGCATATTTTCTTTTGTGTTTAGTATTGTCCGCACCTAATAATGGTGCTTCAAATTCAACATCTAACTCCAAAGTAATTTGATATCTAAATAACATAATAATTGATTTATAATCCTAAAACTTTTAATTGATCTATTGTATGTTTTGCACTAACGTGGTGAATACCGATTCCGCCAGCATCTCTCCATCCTTGAATGTTATCTAATCTGTCATCGATTAGTATTGATTTGGGTGTGGCGAAATCTTTCTTATGTTTTGCACTTCTAAGAATTAAATGTACACCAGGTAATTCTTTATCGACCCAATCATGTTTAGCAACTCTTGAATCGTTTTGTCTGGATGGTGCGGATAATAATTCTGGTTTATATTTTTCAATATATTTCCACAATCTCTTACCATCCTTCATCCACTCAAGGTTAATCCAAAAATCATAACCCGCCTCATTAATAGGATCCCAAAAATGACTATCATTTCGATGTTCACCATCCAACTGATGTCCAGTTAATTCAAAATAACCTTTATCGAAGTCAACTAAAACTCCGTCCATGTCGCAATAAATTTTGTATTCACTTTTCTCCATATAACAAAGATACAAAAATAATTTCGAATATCCAAAAAAATAGCATAAAAAAACCCTCACAATTTGTGAGGGTTTTCGATATTACAATTCTTTAATCTTTAGCCACAACTTCACCCGTTTTAGCATTAACTAAAAACAAATTACCGCTAGCATCTTTGGCTGGATATACATCAATATCACCACCATTCATATCCTCATCAATCTCTTCTTCATGAGCAATACTGTCAGGACTAACGTCCTCAACTTCTTGTTCGTTAATTATACTTGAGACAATGTTTTCAATGTCAGATTGTTTTAATTTAATTACTTTTGTCATGGTTCTGTTTATATATAAATACTAATTATTAGGATTTCTTCTTATGAATACCCTTCTTTTGGTTCATTTTACGGGTAATTTTACCCATTTTAATTCGATTTTTGTGTTTTTGTTCTCTTTTTGTCATGTAAATAAATATAACAAAAGGCACAAAAAACCCCGATGGGAATATCCTAATCGGGGTTTATTAACTACTAATTAACTCCTTTAAATAACTTAGGTACTTCACCATAGACAGGTAACTTACCATCCCATTTATTAATGTATTCTAATTGTAATAATAATGGTGTTAATGTTGCTTGTTTTAATCTATTTGACTCGGCTTCAGCTTTTGCAGATGTTAACATTGCTTGAGCATTACCTTCCGCCGTTGCCACTTTAATTTTCGCTTGAGCCTCTGCCGTCTTAACTTCATTCTCGGCTCTTAATGCTGCCTGAACCGCATTGTTCTTAGCCTCAATAGACTTCTTAAAGGTTTCAGGGTAAATCAAATTCGATGTGAACTGATTGATAACGAATCCTTCTTTTAATAATTGTCCATCTAACAATCTACGAACTTCGATTTCGAACACCGCTCTGTTTGAGATTAACTCATCTGCGGTATATTTGTTGGTTGCTAATCTAAATGCATCATATACTGCAGTTTTTAAGAATCCCTCTTCAATATCTTCCAAAGGTCTACGGTACTTGCTAAAAATTGTTGGTACTTTATCTCTTTGTACTGAATAGTTCATGATTGGTGACACACTAAACTCCGAACCATCTTTACTGTTTACAACAAATGAATTCTCTCCTTTATACTCTTTGTGTTGAATAAATGTTGGGAACTCGTAAACAGTTGTTGTGATTGGATTGTAGAATACCATACCAGTAACTGCAACCACATCATCAACTCCCTTATCATCACCATACTGATTTACTTTAACACCGACATGTCCTGCGTCGATTCTCTCACATGAGAAGAATAAAAATGTTATTGTAAAAAATGCTACTACTCCGATTAAAATGTTTCTCATAATTTGTTTTCTTTTTTGTGTTTGTTCTTGATTAAATTGTATTTCTAATTGGTCAATTTCTTCTTCTGACCTTCGACGACCGTAGTTATCATAACGGTGGTCGTATCTACTAAATGATGCCATATTATTTTGTTTTTGTTTTTACTTTTGGGTGAACAATATGTTGTTCCGTTTTCTTTTTAGTTGTTCTTTTCTTTTTAACAATCTCATCTTGTGGAATGTAATCCAATTCCGTTTCACCAGGTTTGATTGGTTCCTCTTCATCGGATAAAAAGTCGAACAATTTTTTCCACTGTACAAAATGAAACGCAAATAAAAGTGAGAAAATCCCAACCAATAATGCTAAAATGTTTTGAATTGTATCAGGTGCGGTTAAACCTGGAAAAACAATAAACTGGAAAATTAATCCAATACTGAATACTACACCAACAACTATTAATATGTTAGTGTTAAATGTTTTTTTTAATAATTCTTTCATGTGTGATTTTTTTAAAAATATAAGTAATAAATTTGATAATTCAAAATTATCTGTCAACATTTAACATTTCATCCATATGATGATCATCGGCACCCATTTCAGAACCAATTTGATGTTTTTTAAGTGCGTCAATCACTACCTTTAATTCGTATGGTGCGAATTCCATACTACCATCCATCCCTACGTCCATTCTACGTCCATTACTAATCTTCTTATTGAATGGTAAGTGACAGTGTCCGTGTAAATGAATACGACCTTTACGAAGTCCATTCCAAGAACTAATCGGGTAGTGACACATCTCTATTGTTTCACCTTGATATTGAAATTGGTCAAACCAACTAACTGATTTGAATAAGTCTCTTACGCCTCCTCGGTTTCTATCAATGTGATGGTCATGATTACCAAGAATTAAATGTATGTTCTTACAAATCAATCGATGGTAAAACTCCTCAATGTTTTCAAATCCACCAAACGACCAGTCACCAAGATGTATTAACACATCATCTTGTCCAACTACTTCATTGATATTATTGACAATTGCAGCGTTCATCTTCTCCACAGTTGGGAAGTCTCTTGTTTGTTTTTCTGGTATTGAACCATCCGGCATTCTCCAATTAGTCACACCTCTACATATATTGGTGTGACTGTAATGCGTGTCGGATGTTATCCAAACTTTTATACTATCATCTATCTTAATCATTTTTATATTTTGTTTTTACGTAATCAACCGCCTCTCTAAACATATCAATCGTACACCCTCTTTCAGAATATGGGTCGGAAAATCTTCTAAACATATCCTCATCACCAAATTTAGATTCGGTAATTAATTCAGTTGGATTGAACATTTCAACCTTACCATCTTTTATTCTATACTCAACAACTGGTACAGCAATTACATCGTCATCACCCGACTCACTATTTTGTAATTGACACGTTAACTCCAAGAATGGAAACGCCTCAGCAATTTGAATCCAATCATTATAAACCTCCTCAACTGATGGCCATTTACCGATGTTATAATTGCTGGTTCCAATGTTACCGTTCCAATCACACCATCCGTGAGCACCACCAATCCATGATGATACAATTCGACTATTTTGTAGATATTCTAAGTCTAATGACTTTATTTCAGAATTCTTTTGTTCTTTGTAATTCCAAATTGAGTTGTAATCATTCTCCTGAATATTTAATTTTTTGGCAATTGCTTTATTTTCCCCACCATACAACTCATCGGTAACTTCAATATCATAAAAATATTCATTCAATAATTTATTGAATGTACGGTCATTAGATGAAAAGTACAAATCATCAGTACGAAGAATAATCTCCATAGCTTGTTCACGAGTTACCGGTTTACCAACAACTAATAGTGCCGGCCATTTAGGTAAGTCTAAATCAAAAAAATCTTGTTGTGTCATTTCTGAAAAAATTTAAAATCTTTTGTTATTTTATTTGTCTGTCCTATTCTTTCTGTAGCTCGTCTGATTGCTTCATTTCTTTCTGATTGTGCCCTTTCAATTCGTGATATCGGTGGTGGAGGTGGGATAGTTCTACCCCAATTTGGAATTGAATTCCTATTTATTAATCTCATCGTTTGAAACCATCTCCTATGTCTATCATTCTCTTGTATGTTATGTTGTTTTTTTATTTTTTCTTCACAATCTCTAACAAACAATGCCAATATAGGTCCCAAGAATATTGCTCCAAATATTATTTCAAAACTCAATGTGTAGCATTTGTTGTGTGTGTACATTGTATAGGCTGCGGATACAACCCAAAAAAATGATAATACAACAGCAAATTCGTTATTCATATTAGTCTTTTATTAAAGCATTTATTATTCCCGTTGTCGAACTGAATCCGAAAAATAGATATACGATTTTTGTTACCCAATGCCATTGAAACATATTTGGTTCGTTAGATACAAACCAAAATATAACATACCAAAATCCGAATCCAAATAAGAATCCTATGAAAAATAAGAACAACACTTTTATGGTTACCATATTATTTTATTTAATTAACAAAATTCCGTTGATGATGAGACTCTTAATCCATCCACAAACCTATCGTCATATTCAGGTTTATCAAAAAATGAACCAACACCTTTTAACCTTTGTTGTCTCCTATATTCTTCGTTTACTACCATACCATTAGGTTCTCCCCATTCTAATGCCATTGTGATAAATTCTTCCACATCAATCTCCTCACCATATTCATCGACAACTCTACCTGAACGGATAAATTCAAATAAACTTTCCTTATCATGATAATATTTTTCTTTATGAAAATTCCAACAGAATTTCCATCCGTGACTTCTTTTACCCAAATGAATATTGGTGTCTTCTAAAAACATTTCCCACGGAGAAAACCATTCCCATTCTTTTCTTGGGCTGATAGTTCTAAATCCACCCTCAATATTTTCAGGTGATAAATCAAGATTAGTGATAAAACCAATTAAGGTTTGTTTACGAGCCTCCATTTGCTCATGTGTTGGTATGCGGTAGTAATTAGTTCCCATAGTATGTGCTAGTTAATACACAAAGATAAGAATTAATTTTGATATTCCAAAATATTGCAAAAAAAATCCCCACATTTCTGTGGGGAAAAACGAAACCCTACGTAGGTCAGTCCAAGGATACTATCCAGGGAGAGGTTTATTTGTTCATATCTTTAATTGCATTTATTACTAATTGTGCAATTTGATTTTCATTCATTCTTTTAGTGATGTCACTTCTATCAACAACACTTCTTGATTCAAGTTCTTCAGTAACATCCATATTTAAAATGTCATTAGAAACTTTCTTTAAACAATCAACAAGTGCACTCTTCACTTCAGGTCTTTCTGTTATTACTTTATATGCATCTAAACCCTCTTCATTTTTTCTCCATTCTGTTGGGAATGTTTGTGAAGTTTCACTACAAGTAAAGTGTTTATCTTTTTGTCTATTGTTACCAGCAATTCTCATTTCATCACGTAATTTCTTACCTAATTGAGTTGAGAAATCTACAGTCCATTCGTAAGTTAAACCATCATCACTTCGTTCTAATTTACCTTTAATAGAAATACTACTACCTACTGCAATATCTCTATCTTCAGGTCTGTATCCTCTTTTAGGTAATTTTAACAATGCAGTTAATGGGTCATTCTTATAGTTGGTGTCCATATTCTCGGTTGGTCTTAACGCATCCCAGTTTGCACCCATGTTATATTGACGAGGCATGTGAGTAGTTAAGATATCAACACTTGGAGAATCACCATAAAGTCTATCTTCATTTGCTTTAGCAAAGTCCGCTATGTTTAAATAGAAATCGTAGTTATGTCCACCAAATTCAATTACTTGATTTGAGATGTTACTATGTCTATCGATAGCTGCCTTTTGACCTTTAAACATTTGGTCAGGCATTTTTAGTGGAGGGAATCCGGATTCGATTAATTTATTGTTAATAGAATCATTAATTAGATATCCCTTAACAATTGGATTAAATGTATATCTCAATATTCTTTCTCTTTCGGGTATTGAAGTTTCTTCTTTTTCACCGAAATCTAAACCAGTTTGTTGTCTAAGTCTTAATGCTTGTGGGGAAGGTTTTGCCTTTCCCGCTTGTAATGGGTCGTGTTGTACTTTCTTTACCTTTACTAAATGTAAACCACCTTCCATTTCTTTTTTAGCCCACTCATAGAACTTTGGATTTTGTGCCGCAAATTCTTCTTCAGTAATTGGGACTAAACCTGCAGGTACAACTGCAGTCTTTCTACCTGTCGGTTCCTTACTTGGATTGTAAATGAACACATCAACAGGTGGCATGTCTTCAGGCTTTGTTCCCACTGGAGGTTTCTGAAAACGATATGATTTAACAACGGATCTTCTTTCAAAACGTTGTCTTTCAGCTCTTTCTTCGGGCGTTTCGTCCCATGGATTCTTTTCCTCTCTACCTGGATTATATTTTGACATTTCATCCATTTCAAGAGATGATTCGTTCAATTTAGCCAATAAATCTTTCTTTAATATTTCTTTCATTTGGTTGTAGATTTCTTATATCTATATAAATACTCCGTTTATGCTATTTGAACCAACTTGGTATGTCCCTATATTTCCAATTACTGAATGTTCTTTTCTCACCCATATAGTAATTTCGATAGGATTGGATGTGACACAGTTCTTTATATTCGTTAGGCATCGCTAAAGGTGGGTGAGTAAACCTCTCATTTGGTATGTTTGGGTGATTATCCGCGCACCATAACAATATGTCATATGTTTTGTGAGTTTTCCCATAACGATGGTTATACTCCCAACATAATTTAATTCCCAAATCACATAACCATAGGTAATTATTGAGGTCTTCACGAACCCATATAGAACAAGGGTGGTTCTTGTGTGATAACTTGTACGGGGCTTCCCCACCCGTAACCCAATGTGCACCACACAATAATTGAGCGGTTTCCAATATCATTTTAACTACATGTTTATCGTTATGATATTGTGCACATTTGGTTGTGTTACTATCTAAATAGAATATGTTCATGTTACTTATATGAGTTGTAATAAAATTCTCTAACCTTCGAACCTAACTCCATATCGTTAGGGTAATCGTTGATAAACCTTTGAGGAATTGTGATATGTTGTCTATCGTTTCCTTTGTTGTAACATTTAATACATAATTGTCCAGCACCTTCGATATAACCTGTTCTGTAATCAACATGTGTGTTAATGTCTACTGTGGTTTCTTCACCACACAAGATACAAATTTCGTTTGGCATATAATTGTTTTAGAGTACTAAAATACCAATTATATTTGAAAAATCCAAGAAAATATTAAAAATATTATGCTAAACTAGCAATTTTAGGGTTTGATCCGTTATTGTAACTGTTAACAACTTTAGCCACCAAATCACCTGTTCCCCATGTTTTTAGGGATTCACATCTAGCAATGTTGGAAGCACCGATATCATTTTTAAGTCCGTTGACGATACATTCATATCTACCATTTCTTAGGGTTTTAACGGTCGCTACCAACCCATCTTCCATTGAAGCGTAGTTTCTAACTCCATGACTATTCATAACGGTTGAATTAGGCATGTTCCAAGTTGTATTGAATGGGTTGTATGTTCCACCCTTACCTTCTGCTTGTCTCCAAGCGTACATAAATTTCATATTCTCATCCGTAATAGGTGCACCTAAATTCTCTAACAATTTTGCATAGAAGTTTTTATCCTCCAAGTTACTAACATCGATAGTGTCGATATTCTTTTTTAAATCTTCAGGGGTTACTCCTCTCTCTTTTAATAAACTAATCAATTTATTAATCATTTCAGGAGTTGCACTTACCATATTTCCACCACCTTTACCATTTGCAGTAGAACCACCATATTGTAAATGAAAATGACCACCAGTTGCAGCTGAACTTGGATTAGTGTACTCGTCTATATAATTGAACTTTGGATTACTTGATTTGTATTTGTTTAAAATATTAAGGAAAGATTTCGCATTTGCTGAAGTGTATGGTTGAATAACTAAATCAACAGCTTGTCCCACCTTATGTGTACTGTTGTACCCTAATTTCTTATGGAATTTATCATTACCGCTTGTAACAACAACCTTAACTTTAGGGTTAGTCATTTTAAAATCTCTTAAAATATCACTTACAACTCCACTAATGTCGTCCGTAATCTCCCCTCCACTAGTCAATTGACCAGACTTTTCTTGATATCCTAAATCGCTTAATGTACTTCTTAATTCATCAGACGCCTCATTAAGTTTTGCTTGATTGTCATTTATAAATTTAGTAACGGCAGATGCGGTTTCAGGTCCAAATAAACCATCAACCCCGTATTTTGGTAAATCATACCCTAAAAGTTTCAAACCAATTTGTACAGATTCAACTCCCTTTTGGAATGACATAGTACCTTTCTCTTGTTGGGAAAGACCTCCTGAATTGGCAGCGTCTTCTAATGTTTTGAAGAATGAACTAACGTCGTCAGAAACTAAATCAGCTTTCTTAGGATCGTCGGTCTTTTTTAAACCAACAGCCTTTAGAATGTTATCTAAAAACCCCTCCTCAATAACTTGTGTACCATATGTAAGGGTGTGAATTCTCTTTAAATCTTCCTGTAACGACTTCTTCATATCATTATAAATATATAGAAACTATACTTTTATCCACTTCTGTGTTGAGTCTAATTTAAATGAACCAACATATTTTTTATTCCATTGGGTTGGGTGGATTAATGATAAAAATGTAGTCTCATCATCTCTCACATATAAATGATATGTTTCCCCCATAACTGGTATGAATGAGTAAGTTGATTGATATACCAATTCATTCCAATTAACCTCATCAATTAGTTTTTGAAACTCCTCCTTTAATTCGTCATATCTTGACTTGAATTGTTTGTTAGCCACACCCGCCTGCATTTGTTTCCAACCACCAACGTCTTCCAATTTAATTGCTGGTGCACCTTGATTACTACCATAAGTTAATTCTCTTTGGTAATATCCCTTTTCTTCATCCCACACAACTAAATCTGGTTTCTTTTTTGCCATTACATGATTTGATTTTTATCATCTTCGTTATCTTCATTACCCCAATTAAGAAAATCGTCTCCTTTGTAATTAGGATGATGTTCTTTCATGTAATCGATACCCACAACCCATCTCCAAGATATGAATCCAATCACAATAAACATGACTAAAAATAAAATTAAGTGTTCCATATTATTTATTCTTTTTGTTATGTGCTTTAGGTTTACCTTCTTCGTCTAATAGAACAAAGATAATTTTATCAATTTTAATAATCGACTGTTTAGTGTTTTTATTTCTAACGTCACAACATAGTGTGACAGAAGTTGTTCCAAATTTAACTAAATCAGTACCGAATTCAATTATGTCACCAACTTTTGCGGTTGCAACAAAATCAATTTCGGACATTGCCTTTGTTACTATGTTAGAATTACCTAATTGACATATTGCAAATATTGCAGCCTCCTCATCTATCCACTTTAACAATTGACCACCAAATAATGTACCTCTAGAATTAAGGTCACCAGGTTTAATTAGTTTCCTTGTTCTGTAAATCATCTGTTAAATATTTTATAATTTCTTCTTTTATTCCTGTTTGTTTAATACCTTCTCTACTCTTAGGTGTTAGAACAAAATTAGTTAATCCCCAATCCATTTCCATCTCACCCCACGTTTCATGTGTTTGTGGGATACCCATATTCAAATCATCGACCGCAACCCAATGAGTGATTTCAGGATGGTCTTGTAGATATTGTGTAATTTCAATTGAACGTTCTTGTTCCAACATCCACTTAGATGACCATTGAAATGTGTGTTCATTATAACAAGTACAATCTAAATGTGATTTAGTAAATCCTATGGGTTTCTTTTTGATTCCCTGTGACTCATAATATTCACCCATCTCCTCAACACTTGCCCATCTTTTCCAATCAGATGAGACAACAATCTCAGCGTTAGTTTCTTCCAATATTTCATTCAATATGTCGATTGCTTTCTTGTTAAAATTATCAAAACGAGCAGCAACAGGTAATGAGTCAATCGATTGACTCAACTTACGTCCCGCTTTTTGTTGTTTTTTAAATCGACCACCCCATTCGGTTGCTAAACATATAACACCATCATGGTCAAGAAATATTACCTTCATTCTTTAATCTTTGTTTACGATTCCTCATTTCTTCAAAAAATGTTGCGGAACCTTTTAATTTATTTAACATATCTTCAGTGATATCACTTTTAATTTTAAACACACGACCATCATCACCGTTCATATGAATGATATGACCGACAGTTGTTTTAACATATGGTATATGGTAAGCCACCATATTTTCGGTGTCCCATTTTATTGTTTCACCACACGATTCAACTTCACCTTTATTTACACCACCATACTTTGTAAAGTGTATGTACTTATCTCCTTTATTAAACATTTTTAAATTCTTTAAAAACTTTTATAAAATCTTTTTCATACTTCTTTATTTCTTTTGTTTCCATTCCATTATAGAGTCCTGTCGATAAAAATGCTTGAGCCTCATCTTTAAGAATCTTCTCATCGTTAACATAACCCATTTTTATTAACTTCTTGAATATCTTTTCTTTTATTTTATTTGGAAGTAAATATAACAAAGTATTCATCCTCAATCTGTAACTCTTATTTGTATAATACAAACCATGAGCAATTTCATGATCCATTGTTCTTAAATCTTTTGAACTTGCACCAATCAAATACCAATCACATCTTGTTCCATTATTTTTATTTTGTGAATCAATTGCACAATAAAAATAAATGTCATTCATAATTTTATCATATTCAGTATCATAACAAAATATGTGATTGGCTTTCTGCATAACATTACTTGGTATGTTATATCCTGACCAATCTTCGGGATATGTAAACACTCCTTTTTTCCATGCAGTTTTATAGTGTCTCATGTACTCCATCCACGTGAATGGTTTACCTCTAAACTTTTTATATGGTGACTCATAGAACTCTTGGTATCTACAGAACAACATTGCTCTATCATAATCATCATCTATAGTTACACAATAAATTCTAGGTTTAACTTCAACTACTTTACCTTTTACTAATGGATGTTTAATTTTCACTAACTCTTAATTTTAAAATCTTTATTATAGATATTATTTTCTTTTATCCATTGAACAACCTCCATTACCGCTTTAGCTTCGATATATGATTCACTTAAACCTCTATCTTCATTTGCTTTTAGTTTTTGAGTTGCACTGTATTCTAATTCATTTAATGCTTCTCGTTCTAAAACAATAAATTCTTTAAACCCACCAATTATCTGTTCCATATTATTTACAACTTTTTAATATTTCTAAACACAAATCTGCCGGTATCTTACTTCTTTCGTAAGCATTTGCTCGACCTTGTGTTCCTGTTTTAGATCCTCTTGGTGCAGCAACGTGACAAGGATCACCATTCTTACACATTTTACGAGGAACCCATACCTCACTGTTAGTCCATATGTCAGTCGGTTTCATACGTTCATCACCATATTGACAATAGGTAACCGTATTTCTTTTGTAACCATCCATAAATGGCATCTTACGAAGTACACCTCTTGGATTTTCAATGAACCAATATGTTGGATTGAAATGTTCAATCACCTCAATGGTTTTCTTAACCAACTCAATACCTAATCGTGCAGTATCGGTTTTAGGAATGTATGCACCTTTACCTCCGGTCCAATGATGTCCAAGTGCTGCAACACTAAATCCTGTACATGGTGGTGACGCCCAAATAACATCTGGTTGAAAGGGTACTTTGGTAACATCGAAATCGAGAATACTAACTGAGTAATGAATACCTTCGAAGGGATTGATATCTGATGAAAATACCTCCATACCCAAACTCTCAGCAATCTTTCCCACTGAACGACTACCAGCAAATAATTCTAACACCTTCATTAACGTAAGTGTTTAAATTTATTTGCGAGTTTATTGATGTAATCCTCTTCTTCGATTGTTAACAAATCTCTACACTTAGCTAATTTATCGAGACTTGACCAAAATGTAAAGTCATTGAAATTAGGTTGACGAACACCAGTACCTTTAGATTTACTTGATTGTGAAGGTTCGATGTGTCCATCTTCTTCTAAGATTTCTACTAATCTCGTTAGTTCTCTTTTACTACATGAGTCAACAAACTCACTTGGGTCGATGTCTACTTCTGCTGTAAATTCTGGCATAATATTATAATTTTAATGTTTAATTAAAAGATACGAAATAAATTTGAAATTAAAAAATTATAGAGAAAAACTTTCACCACATCCACAGGTACGTGATGCGTTTGGGTTTACCCAATGGAATCCTTTTCCATTTAAACCATCGGAATATTGTAACTCAGTTCCAAATAAATAAAGAACCGACTTTTTATCTATGGTAACTTTTAGTGGACCTAAATCTATAATTTCATCCATATCGGTTACTTCATCATCGAAGTCCATTATATATGATAATCCACTACAACCACCTCCCTTTACCCCAACTCTTAAGTTGTGGGTATCGGGTGTTAATTGTTCGGACACCATTAAGGTTAATAAATGTTCTAAAGCCCTTTCTGAAATTGTGATCATATTAATAAATATTACTCTATTAAATCATCTAAATCGATATTATGTTCGGATATGATTTCATGTATCTTTTCAAATACCATTTCAAGAGCATCATACTTATCCATCTCTTTTCCTTCCATAGACCACTCTAAACTCTTTTTAGTGTTGTGAGTTATACTCCATAGTGCTAATGCTAAATCCAATGATTTAACCGCCCTTTTATGTGCCATTATATCATCTGGTTCATTTAAATCATATTCTAATTTCGCTTTCGCCATAAATCACTAAGTTTTTTACCCGGTTTAGTTACGTTACCATTTTCATCCATCATGGGTGCTCGATAAAATTCGAACGCCATCCATAAGAATGTTCCAACAATTCCAATAATAAAATAAATCATATTCTAATGTTTTGATTTCCAAAATTGATACCATTTTCTTTTTGGTAACGGTTTACATTGTGAGAAAGGATTATCACCAAATGATACTTTGTTAAGATATTTTGATGTTAACATATTCAAACACACTTCCTGATATTTTTGTGGAATTACATCAAAGTCCGCTTTAATTTCCACCTTTAAATCTATTGGTCCATCAGTTGTATAAAGAACTAAGTGTTCATTTAATGTAACAATAGAAGACGCCTTTACGGTTACATAATCATTACCTAAATTAAATTCAGTACTCATACTATTCAGTTTCGTGATTTAAAAAATTTTCATATTCAAGTTGTAGTTTAGGATGTTTTCCGAAGAAATAATCTCTAGTAATTTCATGTCTACCAATCTCTGCATTTAGAATGAAAATTTCCATATCTAAACTGTCAACTCTATTTTTTAATGTTTCGTTTTCGAGCACTAATTGGTTCGTTTTTACTTCGGTTCTGTTTAAAGTTACTAACACCGATAATCCCGTTATTACCACCATTACTAATAATGGTCTTATCCACGTATTTTTTTTCTCCATTAAAAACTTTTTTTCTTTTTTTAAGTGCATTTATAAATGCACGTATTTGAATTATATTCATGTTAAAATATTTCTTCCGCAATTCCTAAAACTTCAGCAAGTGCTAATGAAATTGCAGCATTTCCAACTTGTTCATGAAAAAGAAAAAAGCAGGCACCAATTCTGATGCCTGATTTAACTATACTAATCCAAAAATGACTATTCGATTTTGATTCTTTAGGTTCCATAATAGTACTAATTTAAGAATTATTTTTGATATTTCAAAATTTGTTTGTTCTTTTTTAAGAAACTCATGATATGACCAGTTACGGGGATGCACCATCCATTACCAATCATCTTGATTCGAGCGGTGTCTGAAACACCTTTAACATTGGTGTAACCGTTTGATAAACCTTGTAAGATTTCCGCCTGTGCAATAGTTAGTTTCTTAACAACTCCCGATTTAGTTGTATAAAATCCTGTACCATATGATTTGCCAGTCTTCTTACTTGTACTTCCCAAACTTGTTACTAAACAATTTGATTTGTTATCTTGACGAGTTGTTTGTGGATATACGTATTTTCCGTTTTTATCTTTTCTTCCTCGGAAGCCAGCACCGTTCGCAGCACCTTTAATTAAATCACCAATTTTAATTCCTTTGTCTTCAGGAACTGTAACACCTTCAATATCCGTCCAAAATAAACGTTCACGACTTTGTCCCCAAACAACTGCAGCATCAAATAAAATAGGTTGAACACCGAACGCTTTAGTAATAACATTCTCCCATCTTTTTTCCATCACCACATTTTCTAATAAGAATTTAGCCTCAGGTAACCCATTCTTTCTTTGGAGTGCCTTAATTTCTTTCACCAATCTTAGCATCTCCCAAACCAAATAAGATTGTCCCTCAAATTCAAAACCTTCTGACTTTAACTTTAGATAATCCTTCAATGTTAAAACCTCAATTTCATTCTTAGTAATCATACCTTTCTTCTTACCACAAAATGAAAAGTTTTGACAAGGTGATCCACCATCAATCAAAGTTACATCCAAGAAATCTTTCGCTTTAAGATTACGAACATCTCCAACTTGAATAATGTCTGGATGATTATGTTGCATTACCGCAATTGCGGATTTATTAACCTCACTGGCATATTCTTTTTTTACTTTTAAACCAGCATACTCGGCGGATAATCTTGAACCACCGTAACCTGCAAATAATGACAATAATACTTCTCCTTGTTTCATGTTTATTTTGTTTAATAGTTTAACAATGAGACAAAGTTAAGTATATTTCATGAAATGCCAAATATTTTTAGAATATTTTTTTTAATGCATTAAAAAATCATATTTTTCCTTCTTCCATTCCATATTTGCATACTTTTTAAATCTCTGTGATAACACTGAAATGGCGTCATTGAAAATATCTTGCGTAGGAGTGTTAGCTTTCCCATATGATTGGACCAAGGATCCCTTACGGTATTGTAAATCAACGCGTTTTCGTTTATATTGTAACCCAACATAGATATAAATCGACCCATGTGGAAATTGTTTAGACATACAATTTTTCATATTATAACCCTCAAGCCTAAAGTCCTCCTCAGTGACCAATACTTTGGGTTTAAACGACTCTCCATTAATTATGATAGTTTCCTCAATATCATTAATAAAATCGACTGGTAGGTCATATTTTACCCTATATCCACGTGCAAAGTGAAACTTTATACCTGACCAAGTTTCTAATAAATTTTCAAATTCAGAATCGTTCTTTGCTTTGTATTTTAAATCAACACCTCTGTTCTCTAATAAATCTCTAATTGAGAATAATTTGTTTAGAGAATATATTAGGGAATCCGATTTTAAGGTGTCGGTTTCCCAATTCTTAATTGTTTTAACCATACAACTTTTTTCCGATTCATTTTTTAATTCATGTATTTTTTTGTTCGGTGGTAAATCGTAACAGTGAGTTTCCCAAACAAATTGTTTTAAATAATCTATATAGTTGGAACCGAATAGTTTACATAGATAATTTAGAGATTCAATGTGAATTGGTTTACCCCAATTCTTATTTAATTCGCCAATTATGTATTTTGATTTTAATCCGTATGATTCTAAAACTGCAGGTAGGAATTTGTAATCATTTCTCTCTAACCATTTCTTTTTAGGATAGTTGTGTTGTATATCATAATATACACTGTTGTGTCCTTTAATCCCTTTCATTTCTAAATGATAGTCCACTAACATATCATATAAATAATTGACCTGACATTCACCTTTATTAATTTTATTAACAATGTAATCTGATTTTAATTTATCTTTAATCAAACTATAAATTAAATCTATAATTTTACCAGTGGCTCTTGCATATTTTACCCCCCAATACCCGATTCGTTTTTCCCCTCTTTCAAAACCATTTTCGGTTAAATCCAACAATAAACTAAAATCGTTTTTCTTTTGTTTGATTGCACTTTTAAACATATTCAAATCAGTTAACCCATCGTTAACTATTTTATATGTCACAACAACGTCTCCGGTTGATTTATTTAATACTAACTCATGATAGAATAATATATGTCTTTTGGTACCATATCGTTGGTAATCAAAGTCAAAGTCTCCCTTATAGATGATGTTGGTATCGTCCCCATATAATTTTAAACTACATTTGGATAACGAATTACTCTTCTTATCTTTCTTTTCTTGATTGTGTGTAAATAATAAATCCATATATAAAATATATATGGATTTTATTAGATTGTGTAGTTAAAAAAAGTCGTTTATTCTTTTTGGTTCTCTATGTTCATTAATCAATTCTATACCATTTATTTTAACGGGTGATTTTTTCTTTTCCAATGAACGTAGAAGACCCATCCTTGCGTAATATTTTGTTTTAACTTCAAGTTGTTGAACCGCTAACTCCATATCACCTGGTGGTCGATTATTACAAAAATGTCTCGCCTGAATTAATTTACCTGTTTGACAATCAAACTCACATGTTACTCTATCTTGTTGATTTTCAGTTCTAATTGAAACGATAATTGATTTCTCTTTATCGGCATATGTTGCCACACAATGATGCATAAAATCACCTTCTTCTTTATATTCTTCCTCACGTTTTAATATATGTGGATAGAATGTAATTTCACCTACATTATTATCATCTAAATCTATTTTAACATCAACTGGTTTCTCAACATCTTCAACCATTTTGTCAACAAAAACATATTCGATAACCCAACCCTTTTTAATCATTCCCACCATCTTTGATAAGTCAGAATGTTCTTTGTGGAATTCATCTATATTTTTTGATTTTAAATATAAATCAGGGATGTATTTTCGTAACTTCTTAATCATATTAAAATGATCAATCAAATCACCAATAAATCTACCACCAATTAATGTTTCTTTTTCACTAGATAATCTTAGAAATCCTCCAGTTTCACATTTTAAATTGTTAAGAATTTTAACAATGTTTTCTTTCTCATTATTGGTAATGTCAAATCCATGATTTTTATTCTCTTGAGCAAATACAAACTTAGAACATCCCATTTCTACCGGTTCTATTGTTGAGTTGTCAAAATGTTTCATATCAATACTTGCAATGTATTTTGAATAATTGTCACCAAACAAATAACATAATCGTGCAAGTGAATGGATATCAAGTTTACTGTTCCTATGCATAATCTTGATAGTTATTTTAGATTTAATTTGAAACATATCTAAAATAGATGCAACAAGTTTTCTTTCATTCTTCTTTAGAAACTTTTCGGTTGGATAATATTTCTTAATCCACAAACCATAATCGTTGGAAACTTTTATTTGTTTAGTTTCAACAAAACGTTCTAACATTAATTGTACAAACCATTTACCATTAAAGATAATGTTTTGATTAAGTTTTAATGTTTTATCTAAATTATAGATAAAATCCCTATTGTTAAATGTTTCTTTATATTCTATCATTAACGAGGAATCGTCATCCAATACTTTTCTCATATCTATAATTCCACCTTGACTAAATTGAACTTCCAACATTGTGAAACTATTCGTTCTAAATGTTTTGGAGATTTTCTTCCCATGTTTAGTCATACTACATGTGGTAAAATTACCCGTCACTGTATTGAAGGTAACTGACTCAACGCTCGATGATTGTTTAAAATAGATGGAATTAAATGGTCTATAACGATTATGTCTGTAAACTTTGATTGTTATTTTATCACCGTGTCTTCTTATTGAACGTTCGATAGTATTAACTGCAATCTCACTAAATGGATTACCATAATGTCTTTTAATGTGTCTATCGTTTCTAGTCTCAAATTTATTAATTGCATAATTTATGGAAGTTCTTTCATTTATATTAGGTTCTCCATAAAAAAATCTGGTCTTTTTGTTACCCATTTTCTCGGGAAATTCAACTATTCGACCAACCGACGGTTTTCTTAAATCCTCAACCAAGAATTTAATTTGTTGTTTTCTTTTTTCAAAAATAGTTTCCTCATCATCACCATCAAAATCGTCTAAGTTTACCGACATCGAATTTAATGACTTCTTTTTATCATCAATTTTACTGTAGTCTTTAAAAACCGTAATGGTTGCATAACTGAATTTTTGGGTAATAATATCTTCCATTGTTTAATAGTTTATGGAACAAATATACTAAAAATATTTAGAAAATACTTATTAATATAAATTATATATTATGGCAAAAGCAAAAGGTAAAGGTGGGGCATCTTCGATGAAGATTACCTTCGGTAAGAGAAAGAGTGGAAAGGCTCAAAAATCATGGGGTCCAAAAGCTCAAAAACCGAAGAAATATAGGGGTCAAGGACGTTAATCTAAACGACCAGCACCCTTATATGCTCGAAGATAGCGGGGTTCGAATAAGCTACTTATTTTGACCCCCTCTTTCCTATTTGCCGCGTGTGCAAATGTATCATTTCCCAAATAAAGACCGCAATGCCAACCACTTGGACTTTGGGTACTTCTAAAGAATATAATATCACCTATCTTTAAACTATCTCGTTTAATCCTCATAGTTTGTTTCCATTGTTCAGCACAATTATTACCCAATTTCCTACCATAAACCTCCCAATAAAGTTTTTTGGTAAATTGGGAACAATCAATACCTTTCTTAGTACTTCCACCTAAACGGTACTTAACACCATACCATTCCATAACAAAAGAGGACAATGGTGTTAATTTTAATGGATTAAGTTTATTATATTCAACATAATCCCTAATCTGATTTTGCGCCATAGAAGACATAACAATTAATGTCATAATGGCAATAAGTGTTAATTTTTTCATATTAATTTGATAAAGGTGCTTTAATTGTTGGATGGCATTCATAACCATCGATTATAAATTGGTGTGGTTCGGACTTCATTATAAATTCATTAAAAGTATCTATATGATGTTCGAAATGCACTAAAGGTATTGGACTGAATTTTAATTTTGGTAAATTTTTATAAGGTTCTCTGTTTATTTGTTCTTTAGCCTGTTCAATGTGGTTGGAATACAAATGAACATCGCCTAAGTTACCTATTAAGTCTTCAGGTACCATATTAACTTCTTTTGCAATTATTTCTAATAATAAACCATATGATGCAATATTAAATGGTAAACCTAAGAATGTATCAACTGAACGTTGATTCCACATTAGTGAGATTGATTTGCTTGGTATTCTTCTTTCGTCCATCATATCTAAACCATTGATTTTCCCCAATGCGTTTCCACCATCCTGCTCCCAAGTCTTATCTCCGCCAGTGAATAATGCATATCTTTCATCAAAACTTAAATCTCTTGTATAAACTTGGAATCCATAATGGCAAGGTGGTAAAACCATCGCATCTAATGCACCTACATTCCATGCTGATACCATTAATCTTCTACTATCAGGATTTGTTTTGAGGTCATCGATTAGATTTTGAATTTGGTCAATTGGTTTTGGATTTAAATCCCAATCCCAACTTCTCCATTGTTTACCATAAATTGGTCCCAATTCACCCCACTTTTCTGCGAATTTTGAATCTGTTTTAATTCTATTCGTAAATTGTTCTTTTGTTAAATTGGATAACATGTGAAGCTCTTCTAATGCGTATGTATTTTCTCTACTTTCAATATCATACACAGTCATATATTTTTTATATGCATCTCCATCCCAAATATGACAACCATTATCTACAAGATATTTGATATTAGTGTCTCCTCTAAGAAACCACAATAACTCTGTAACCATTGTTTTCCAAGCTACTTTCTTTGTGGTCAACAACGGAAAACCTTGTGACATTTTATGTTTTATTTGTCGACCAAACACCGATATTGTACCAGTACCCGTTCTATCTGTTTTAACAACTCCGTTATCTAAAATATCTTGTAATAAATCTTGATATTTGGAATCTAATGTATTCATATTAATCATTTAATCTTTTTTTATTCTCGGTCTCTGTTTCTCTACTATATCGTTCTTTAAATCCAATAATTCGATGAAAATCTTTATATGCGTTTATGTGGTGATGTTTTAAATGATCTATACCGTATTCATATTCAAATAAAATATCTTCATATCGTTGTTCTTTTTTATCCCAACCATCTTCCGCAATTTCCATTTCACTTTGTAAATTAGAAATTACCTCTCGTAATGAATCTTCTTTACATGCGTTATAGGTCAATGGTTGTGGTGCAACGTTATGGGGTTTTCTAATTGAGATGATTGTTAATAAACCTATGATTATTACGGTACCCAAAATTCTAATTACAGTCTCTTTGTTAATTTCCATGTTCTTGTTGTATTTGAAATCCTATCATATATTGTAACCATCTTACTGTGAATCCCCAAGACGGTGCAATTTTACCATCATCATAAATTTGGTACTTATCATAGTAAAATATAAATGCCGGTAGTATGTACCAATGGTGTCTTTTCTTATAGATAAAAAAATCTTTATAATATTTCTTTTTCATTTTTTTTAAAAAACGGTTTTAGTTTATCTTTAATTGCCTCATAATGTACCATTGCAAACCATTTACCAATAATACTTCCAGCAATATAGAATATTATACCCAAATAGTCTCCCCTAAATAATCCATCCAATGAGTAGTATGTTGAACCTAATGCCATTAGATTTATCCATACACTATTAACCAATAAACTTTTAATCTTATTCTCATATGTAAATTTTATCTCCATTACTTTAAAGATATTAAACATAATTTGAAAGAATAAAATTAGTAAATAATTACTCATCATAATTTCCTGTTGTTCTTCTTAGTAGACGGTCGACCTCATCTTCTCTTTCTTTCATTTCGATTATACGAATGTAGTAACCATTAGGGTTTGCATCAGAATCTTCAGATTTTACATTCTTATCAAACCATTTACTAAACCATTTACCTTTGTAAGCTAAAACCTGACATCTTTCAGAAAATTCTTCTGAGTCTGATTGATCCAGTAATCCCTCACTTACTAATTTGTTCAGCACAATGTCTTTGACTTTGTTGTAATTCTCCATTTCTGCAGTTAAGTCCATATAATTTTATTTTAATTGTTTTCGTCTTCTTCTCTTTCTTTTTTAACTTCAAGATATGCCTCTAACATCATGTCTCTATGTTCATACAAATCGTTCATTACTTGATAACGATATTCCTCATCGTTTAGCATATCGTCAACATCAATATCATCATCATAGTCTTCGATATCATCATAATCGTATGCGTAAACAAATGCACCCATCGGTTCATACATCTCATCTTCGTATGTACCGTAAATAATGATGTCTTTGTTGATTTCGGTAAGTATCGATGTTAATTGTTCAAGATATTTTGTTGGGACATTCCATGCAGATTCGAGAATAAGTGATGTCTCTTTTGTTTCCTCCACAAAATTTTTAGTTTCCCACTCACCAAATTCGATACGTAACCATTTACTACCGACATTGTCCATCATAAATGCCACACCATAAAAATTGTCAGTATCGTTGAAATTTCTATTGTAAAGTTTATTGAAGTGTGGGAGTAAATCTTCATGTTCAAATGTCTCACCCTTTGTTTGAAACAAATCGACAAGTTTTTTATGGGATTCCTCATTAAGATTCTTAATCTTAACATAGGTTGTCATTGTATTTGCCATAATAAAATTTTTTAATCTTCGTTTAAATCATCCAAAGTCCAATTTTCATTTTGTTCCTCAACAAAATCTTTCATGTCACTCATACCATGTAGAATGTCATCAACATTATCCATATCATGGAAATTAAAATGAAATTTAAGTCCAGTTGTTGAATATAACACTAACCCAACCCATTGTTCGTTTTGTCTAGTAATATCAGGGAAATCGTTAGAAACGTAAACGAAATTAATGTCAAGTTCAAGTTCGTCCTTAATATCCATACCAACTTCTTCATCGGGATATTGTTCTTTAAAATCTTTTTCTAAAGATGATAACTTTTTAAAGGTATCAATGATTTCTTGTTTTAATTCTTCTTTTGTCATATTATTTTTTTAAATTGATTCGTAATCAATATTCCCATAATTGTCATAATCATCATTCTCATCATGACCTTCACCCTCCTGTGCCTTTCTATATGCCTCACACGTACTTCTTGCCATTACGGTGTGTGTCCATGTTTGAACACATTCTCTTGAACATTGAATGGTATACTCTTGCTCTTCATTATCTTCCCAACCTTCCTCATCTTCACATTCATCGGTAAGTAAAACTTTCGTTTCAACGGGTCTTTGGAATTTATCCGTCTGTTCAATGATGTCGTTTCTGAATTTTTTTAACTCTTCAAATGAGCTAAAATTAAAACTAAACATTCCATTTTCAGAACGTAACGTTACGTTAACGTGTTCTTTTGGTGAATTTTCAATTTCATTTTCTTTGTAGTGTGTAACAAAAAATCCACCAGCATCTCCAAATTCGATTTGTGATTCATCAGGATAGATACTAATCCACGCATCTGGATTATCAATCACCATTTGTTTAAATTCATTTTCTAATGATTGCAATTCTTTGATTGCGTTGGAGTACTTTTTAGTAAACTCCTTATCCCATTTTTTTGTGTACTTTGCCATATTATTTCTTTTTAGGTTTTCTAATGTAGTCTAACACGAGATTAAATGACCCTAGACTTATTACTCCCCATCCAAAATACTTAACCAACTCTGGGTCCGCACCTTTTAAACCGTATTTCTCAACCAATATCCCCGTTAGTATCATCATTATGTATACTATCTCCCTGATTTTTATTTGCATTTTCTTTTAATTTAGATAAACATTTATATAAACAATGTGACTCTTCAATTGAATACACACCATTTTGTTGATTTGTTATAATTGACAACTCAATTAGCTTAACGGCACTTTGTTCATCCATGGTTTCGATGAACACATCAAAGTCTTTTTGAGTTGGGAATTCCAATAAACCGTTAAAAATACTATTCATATTACAAGTATAATAAATTATTTTGATAATTCCAAATAATTATCTACATATGTCAGTCCACATAAACAATAAAACCTTCAATGCTGAGTATCTATCATCCCCAGAAGAGATTCGTAAGGGTATGATGGGTAGAAACTCATTGGATGGTTGTATGGTCTTTAAAATGGGTAAAGGACACCATTCATTTTGGATGAAGAATTGTCTAATACCACTTGATATTGTTTTTGTTCTCAATAACAGAATCAATCAAATACATTCAAACTGTCCACCTGCAGAATCTCATAGAATGAATCCACCGAAATACACGGGTATTGCTGACCATGTAATTGAATTTCCGGCAGGTACCACCGACGGTTGGAGGGTTGGGGATAGAGTTGCTATGTATTTGGGGTCTCCTCAGAATCCGGTTAAATAAGTTTATCTATTTTCATTATTTTAAACAAATCTTTTTTTAGAAAACAAACCAGAGTATAACGATATCCTTCCGATACATTTTTAACTAAATGTCTTTCATTTTTGGTAAAATATACAAGTTGATTCTTTTTTGGTTGGATTGTAATATTATCGAAAACTAATTCTCCACCGGTAAAATTGTCATTTAAAAAAGAAACAAAAGAATATGGTTCAAAATGTGTATGTGGATGTTCAACCATATTGATGGTGTTATCTACACGTTGTATTCGTATTCTATCCATCATATCCAATTGTAGACCAATTTTTCTTAAAAATGAAAACTCACTGAACACTCCCGTAATATCTATACCTTTATATCTATAAATCTTATCCACTTGAGTATATTCTCGTTGAATATTATTTTCATAATATTCAATAAGTTCTTTAGCTTCAATGTTAGTCATTAATTCGGTATAAATTACAATCATATTAATTTTCTTCTTCTACTACAATTGGAGTTATAAATTCATATTTTACCTTAGGTTTAACTTTTTCAAATACCCAAAAGTATGAGTGGTACTTACGTGCATGTTCCTGTTTTGTCCATTTGGTGCCAAAACTATTAATACGAACATTAGACGTCAATACAAACATGTCTCTTGGATAGAATCCAATTTGCATTGCCATATTCATTATTAAACAATGGGTAAAGTGATTCTTACCTCCCGATACTGTGTCTTGACATTTCATTACAACAAATCCACCCTTTTCACATACTCGATATAGTTCCTTTAATGTGTTGTAATAATTCTCAGTTAATTCTCTATAATTTGAATACCCTTCAAATCTTTTTGCTATGATTGAACTACCCTCTTTGTTACCTTTATATGATGAACCTGCAATAACAAACGGAGGGTCATACATTATACTTTTCATACTCCCGTCACCGAAAGGTAAGTTTTCTGAACTCGCTTCAACTACCGTATCGTTAGCGGGATAGATATCTGATTTATTTACGGGTGAAGGTAAATCTTTCCAAAATGCACCTTTAGAGTAGGTACAATCTAAATCAAATCTCTCGATACCATATAATTCCATAATGTTCTTTATGGCCTCATAATTTGAATTGTAGACACTTTTTACGGGTTTAAAATCTTTTTCCATTTGTTTTTTAATATTTTTTTTGTATACTTTAGTAAAATATAAGAAATAAAAAACAATAAACCAAAATATTTATAAAAAAAGAAACACTATGGGATGCGGATGTAAAAAAAACAACAACAATCAATCAACAGTACAACAACCTGTTAACATCACATTAACTGAATCAGGGACACCGGTGGTTACACAACCAGCACCTGCTCCAACAACTAACACTACGGAGATTAATGATATTGTTGATCGTTTAAATAATCAATAATATCATCAATATAAACGATTTCACAGAATATCGTCAAAAATGACGATATTTTTTTAATCCTTTGATATATATTTATTATATAAACACTATATATGAATATAAGTTACACTTACTTGTATGAATTAATCGATTTTAAAGATGAGTCCATATTTTATGTTGGTAAAACCAATAACCCACATAGTCGCTTTTCACATCATAGAACAACAAGTAAATTCTCCGGATTGAATTTTTATCTAAGAATTGTTGACAAATATATTGATAATGAAGATGTACTAATAAACAAATATATAAATGAGGGACATAAACTTCTTAATATCAGAAAAAACAACTATATTAAACAAGAATTTAATGTTGGGGACAAGTTAAAATTTGACCATTATGATATTGTAATAAAAATTTTTTAAACAATGAAAATGAAAGATAGATTGAAATTAACAAGTGTTAATATCATAAAAGAAAATTATTATAAATTTAAAGATATAACAGTTAATACTGACATGACTTTACAAAAGTTAGTTAATAGAACTATGGATTTATATAATAAAGACGAGGACTTTAGAAATAAAGTCGATAATCACCAAACAATTGAGGTAAAGAATTCCAAATTTTAAAATGAAGAAAAAAATATTATTATTGTCTGACGACTTACGAATGACATCGGGGATTGCAACAATGTCAAAAGAAATTGTATTGGGAACATTACACAAATACGATTGGGTTCAATTAGGAGCAGCAATTAAACATCCTGAATATGGTAAAATTGTTGACATTAATGATGATGTAAGGGCAAGAACAGGTGTTAAAGATGCTAATTTAAAAATTATTCCATATAATGGATATGGTGACATTGCTGTTCTTCGTAAATTAATTGCAGAGGAAAAACCTGACGCAATATTACACTTTACAGACCCACATTATTGGCAATGGTTGTATGATGCTGAACATGAAATTAGACAACACACTCCAATTTTATTCTACCATATTTGGGATGATTTACCAGACCCTCAATATAATAGGGATTATTACGAATCATGTGATTGGTTGGGATGTATTTCTAAACAAACTTATGGTATTGTACATCGTGTTGGTAAAAGAACCGATAAGGTTACATATAAACCATTAGAGGATTGGCAAATAAGTTACGTTCCTCACGGAATTAATCCAGAAACATTTAAACCATTAGATACAATATCTGATGATGTTAAATCACACATCTATGGAGATAAGGAATATAATTTCATTTTATTCTACAACAATAGAAATATTAGAAGAAAGCAACCATCGGATGTAATTTACTCATACAAACTATTCTGTGATAAATTACCAAAAGAACATGCCGATAAATGTTTATTATTGATGCACACCAATCCAGTTGATGAGAATGGGACGGATTTAATTGCTGTTAAAGACGCGTTGTGTCCTGACTATAATGTTAAATTTACAACATTAAAATTAGAACAAGATAAACTGAATGAATTTTACAATGTTGTTGATTGTACAATTAACATCGCAAACAATGAAGGTTTTGGTTTAACAACCGCCGAATCATTAATGGCGGGAACACCAATCATTGTTAATGTGACTGGTGGTTTACAAGACCAATGTGGGTTTAACTATAGTGCAGATGATTATATAACATTTGGCTCATTACATAATAAAAGAACACACGGTTCAACATTACATGGTGAGTGGGTTGCACCTGTTTGGCCATCGGCAATTAACTTAAATGGTTCAGTACCAACACCGTACATCTTTGATGATAGAGTTAATGATGATGAGGTGGCGAATGCAATTGCTACAGTTTATGCATGGGGTAAGGAGCAAAGAAAAATAAAAGGATTAAAAGGTAGAGAGTTTGTAATTAACAATTTATCTAATAAAATAATGTGTGATAAAATGATTGAGGGTATTGAACAAACCTTAGATAATTTTAAACCAAGAAAGAAATTTGATTTATATAAAGTAATATGAGTAAACCGTTTTTATTATTTAGAGGACCAGTGAAAACAAGAAGTGGGTATGGTGCACATTCAAGAGATTTATTACAAGCACTTTACGAAATGGATTTGTTCGATATTAAAATTGATAGTTGTATGTGGGGTTCCACACCGATGACTGCATTAGAAAATAATCTATACCATAAATGGATAGAAAGTAACATCATAACACAATTAGATAAAATACCTGACATTTATATTCAAGTAACGGTACCTAATGAATTTCAAAGAGTCGGTAAATTTAACATTGGTATAACCGCAGGTATTGAAACAACCATCGCACCTAAAGATTGGGTTGATGGTTGTAATAGAATGGACTTGGTGATAACAACATCATCATTTTCAAGAGATGTTTTAATACAAACAGTTTACAATGAAAATGAAAAAAATACTGGTAAGTTAATTAAACAACATAAAATAGAAAAACAAATGGAAGTTTTGTTTGAAGGTGTTGATACATCAATATTCAATGATAACTACACAGGCATTGATATTGACATCAAAGAAGATTTCGCTTATTTGTTTGTTGGTCATTGGTTAAAGGGTGATTTGGGTCAAGATAGAAAAGATGTGGGGATGTTAATAAAATGTTTCGCAGAATCCTTTAAGGATATGGATGATAGACCTGCGTTGGTGCTTAAAACATCGTCTGCTGGATTTTCAATTAAAGAAAGAGAAAATTTTAGAAAAAAGATTGAAGGATTAGTGAGTGAACATAAAAACCCACCATCAATTTATTTGTTATTTGGTGATCTTACAGATAATGAAATGAATAATTTATATAATCATCCTAAGATTAAGTCTATGGTTACAATAACAAAAGGTGAAGGTTTTGGTAGACCTCTATTAGAATTCTCTATGACGGGTAAACCAATCATCGCATCTAATTGGTCAGGACATAAAGATTTTTTACCTATGGATAAAGCAATCATGGTCGGTGGTAAATTAACTGAGGTTCATGATAGTGCAGTTGATACTTTTATACTTAAAAGTTCTAAATGGTTTACCGCAAATTATGGTGAAGTTGTGGAAGTGTTTAAATTAGTTTATAAAGATTATGACCAATTCTTAGAGAAATCCCAAATATTAAAAGAAGATAATAAAACTAAGTTCTCATTAGATGCAATGAAAGAAAAATTTAAAGAGATAATTGGTCCGTTTACCATAACACCAAAAGAAGAGAAATTGGTTTTACCTAAATTAAAAAAAATTAAATAATGGCAAAGAAAAAGAAAACAAGTGAAGAAATTGTAGAATCTGTTGTTAGTAAATTATCAGTTCCCGAACAACCATTGATTGAAACATTTATGCCCTGTGAATGGGTTATTCAATTTGACAATGACGAGCCTCAATTATTCACAACCGCAGATGAATCTGTTGAATCGCCTGAAGTTGTAATTAGAATACAAAATACAAGTGAGGGTTATATTAAATTTACCGACCCAAAAACTGGTAAAACATTTAAATTTTTTGCAAGACCAAAAAAGTAATAATGAATTTCAAATTTTTTAAAGGTGATGACACACCTTATATTACATTTACACCACAAACAAGACTTATTCCTGAGAATAATGTAGAGTTTTGTTTTCAATTTGGAGACAATGAACCGATTGTATTTGCTACAGGTCCTAATGAATGTCATATTCATTTAGCACCGAGTCCTGAAGGAAACATGACATTCACGGATAACAATAATAACGTGTTTAAATTATTTGCAAGGGAGATTGAAAATGGTTAGAATATTTAAATTTTTTCATGGTTTTTCTGAAGGTGATTTTACTTTATATACAAATGGTAATCGAAGATTAACTGTATCGTGGGATGGTACCACAACAATAGACGCAGAAGATGAGTTAGTAAGATTGATGTCCGAAGAAATATCACGTACTATTGATGATGAAATTATTGATACATTAACAAGAAGAATAAACGGAGGTGGTAATTTAGATTATTTGAATCATTGGATGGATATAGGAGGACAAAGAGCATGAGATGTGAAAGACATAGTTGGGATACAGAAGATAGAGAATGGTGTTGGAGATGTGAAGAATTAACAATTGAAGAAAATAAACGAAAATATGAAGATAAGTTACGCAATAACAGTTTGCAACGAATTGGAGGAGATAAAGAGATTAGTCCCATTCATTCTGAATCACAAAAGACCTCAAGATGAGATTGTAATTCTTTATGATGCGAAGAATGGAAACCCTGAAGTATTAGACTTTTTATTACCTTTTAATATAAAACCAAATGTACAAACGTGGAGATGTTTCGATTGGAATAATAACTTTGCAGATTGGAAGAATATTTTAAATGGGTATTGTTCAGGTGATTACATTTATCAGATTGATGCAGATGAAATGATAAGTGAATATATGATTGAAAATTTACATACCATTCTTGAAATGAATCCTAATGTGGATTTAATATTTGTTCCAAGAATTAATACCGTAAATGGAATTACTCAAGAACATATCGATAAGTGGGGATGGAATGTGAATGAAAATGGTTGGGTTAATTTTCCTGATAGACAAGGTAGAATTTATAAGAAACATTTAAAATGGTATAGTAGAGTACATGAAAGAATTATAGGTGGTAGTAAATTTGCTAGTCTACCAAATGATGAAGAATATTGCATTCAACATCATAAAACAATAGAACGTCAAGAAATTCAAAACAAATTTTATAGTTCAATATAAATTATAAACAAAATTACGTATATTATACAATATGGAAAAAGTAGAATTTATAATACCAACATATAACAGACCATACCATTTAATGTGTACAATCAATTCTATATTTGCACAAAGAAGTGAGGATTGGTCTATACATGTGGTGGCGGATTGTCCACCTGAAGGTACTTTAGATAAAATAATTAAATATTTTGAGGGTGATGATAGAATTAGATTTACCATATTACCTGAAAGATATAACGATTGGGGTCACACACCCAGAAATTATGGATTAAAACACGCAAAAGAGGAGTGGGTCATCATGACTGGTGAAGATAATTATTATACTCCAGTATTTGTTGACCATATGTTTAGTAGGGCACATTCGGATGTACATTTTGTTTATTGTGATATGATTCACAATTGGATTAATCATCAGTACATACATCTTCAATGTAAACCTGAATGGGGTCACATTGATATCGGTAATTTTATGGTAAGAACTAAATATGCTCAACAAATGGAATTAGATGTTACAAACATACAAGCAGATGGTAAATTTGTCGATGAGTATCTACAAAAATTCCCCAAAGGTAAGATTGAAAAGATAAGTAAACCATTATACGTACACAATTAAAAAAATATGAATAAAGTAATTTTAGCAACGGGTTCAGATTTTAATTATTTAAAAAAAATCGAACCTTATTTAGGGTCATTAGAGATGAATTCAAACTTTGACGAGAACATCTTAGTTTTATTAAGTGATGAAGATTTTACTATAAACAGTTTAAAAATTTCATTAGCTAAACAATCTCCATCTTCTATTAAGGCGTTAAGTCCAATAAATTGTACACAACATGGTGAATTTATTTTTGCCCCGTACTTTGATAAATTTAACGATGATGATGTTATTTTTTATACTGATGGTGATATGTTCCTACAAAGAAACATTACAGATGAAGAAAGAGAAATGTATTCCAATTTTAAAGATGGTGATGTTTACATAGGATATAACGCCTCACCAACAGATACATTATATGACGAAGCACCGAGGTTAGGTTACAATGGTGTAATGTTTGCAGAATTTTTTGACATTAATTGGAAAAAAATTAAAGTTTATAATACTGGTTTAATTGCCATGAATAAAAAGACATGGAAGAAATTAGCAAACGATTACATTCCATTATATCCTTTAGTGGATAAGATGTTTAAGCATTACGCAAAGCAACAATGGTTAATTTCATTTTTAATTAATACTAAGTCAGACTATAACGTAATCGAAATGCCATATGATATTCACAACCATAGACACTATCCAAGTCCTATTGGTACAAAACAAGTTGAAAATGGTGACGTTTATTTCGAAGATAAGTTAGTACTTTTTAAACATAAATGGTAATGTTTGATTATTTGATTGTAGGTGCAGGATTATATGGATCAATATGTGCACATGAACTAAACAAATCAGGTAAAAAGGTTTTAGTCATCGAATCTCGTAATCATATTGGTGGTAATTGTTACACTGAGAATAGAGACGGTATTAACATTCACACATACGGCCCTCATATTTTTCATACATCAAATGAAGATGTGTGGAAATGGATAAACCAATTTGTGGAATTTAATAATTTTAGATATAGTCCCGTTGCAAATTATAATGGTGAATTATATTCATTACCATTTAATATGTGGACGTTCAATAAATTATGGGGTGTCACAACACCTCAGGAAGCAAAAGATGTTATTGAATATCAATCAAAGGAAATTAATGAACCAATTAATTTAGAAGAGCAGGCAATCAAGTTAGTAGGTAAAGACGTCTACGAAAAATTAATTAAAGGTTACACCGAGAAACAATGGAGAAAACCTTGTAATGAATTACCAAAAGAAATCATTAAAAGACTACCGGTTAGATTTACATATGATAACAATTATTTCAATGACAAATATCAAGGAATACCTATAGGTGGTTACACTCAAATATTTGAAAAATTATTGGATGGTATTGATGTAAGGTTAGGGATGGATTATTTAAAAGATGATTTACCAGAACATAATAAGGTAATTTATACTGGACCGATTGATAAATTTTTCAATTATAAATTTGGTGAATTAGAATATAAAACCACTCGTTTCGAACATTTTAAAAAAGACACGGACAATTATCAAGGTTGTTCCGTTATAAATTATACCGATTCAATAACACAGTACACTCGTGTTATTGAACATAAACATTTCGAAAAAGAGAATATCAGTAACAACAGTTGGGTAACTTACGAGTATCCAACTCAATACAATGCAAATGAAACTGAACCTTATTATCCCGTTAACGATATGGACAATAATCTAATATATCAAAAATATAAAATGGAGTCAGATAAACTAACTAATATACATTTTGGAGGTAGATTAGCTGAATACAAATACTATGACATGCATCAAGTAATTGACTCGGCATTAAATTTTATTAAAACTGAAATAAACAAATGAAAAAAATTCTAATACTTGGTGGATGTGGTTTTATTGGGGGTAATCTTTCAAAAAAATTAACCGATGAAGGTCACTTTGTTCGTAATGTGGATATTAAAAGACATCAATTCTTTACTAAATTTAATTCGGAATGGTTTCAAGGAGATTTAACTGACCCTCGTTTTGTATTTGATGTTATGTGTTTACCTGAGGGTTCATTTGATGAGGTGTATCAATTAGCCGCGGACATGGGTGGTGCTGGTTACATTTTCACTGGTGAGAATGATGCAAAAATAATGCACAATTCCGCAATGATAAATTTAAATGTTTTAGATTCAGCATTAAGGACGGGTGTTAAAAAAATATTTTTCTCGTCATCCGCATGTGTTTATCCTGAACACAATCAGTTAGACCCAAATAACCCTAATTGTGAAGAATCTTCAGCATATCCCGCAAATCCCGATTCGGAATATGGTTGGGAGAAGTTATTTAGTGAACGACTTTATATGTCATATCATAAAAATTATGGTTTAGATATTAGGATTGGTAGATTTCATAATATATTTGGTCCATATGGAACATATAAAGGTGGTAAAGAAAAGGCTCCCGCAGCATTATGTAGAAAGGTTATCGAATCAATTGATGGTGGTGAAATAGAAATATGGGGAGACGGAAAACAAACTCGTTCATTTTTATATATTGATGAATGTTTAGAAGGGGTACGTCGTTTAATGGATTCAGATTTTATTGGTCCTGTTAATATAGGAAGTGATGAAATGATTTCAATAAATGAATTGGCTCAGTGGATTATTGACATTAGTGGTAAAATGGTGTATATTAAGAATATATCAGGACCAACTGGTGTGAGAGGTAGAAATAGTGATAATAAATTAATTAAAGATAAATTAAATTGGTCACCGTCAAATTCATTATATGACGGTTTGACTAAAACATATTCTTGGATTAAAGAACAAATTGAAAAAGAATGAACATAACATTTGTATTAGCGGTTTATAATAAATTAGATTTAACACAAAATTGTTACAATCGAGTTCGTGATTTATACCCAAACACTCCGTTGGTAATTAGTAGTGGTGGATCTTCAGACGGTACTAAAGAATGGTTAGAATCGTTAGATGATAATAATTTATCTTTCATACATGATGATGATAGATTAACGTTTTCAGAAACATATAATGCAGGTATTAAACTTGTGGATACTGAAAAACTTGTGTTAATTCATAATGACATGATTATAGGTGAAGGATTTTTAGAATCAATCGAAAGATTATTAGAACCTAACATGTTACTTTCATATACCACAATCGAACCACCAATATTCAGGGGACATAAAAGACCTGGTAAAGTATTATTAGATTTAGGTTCGGGGTTTGAAAATTTCGATTACTTTCATTTCAATAGTTATGTTAATCAATGGAAAGATAGTGATAACTTACATAATGGTGCGGTTTTCTTTATGAGTGGTTATAAAAAAATGTTTGTGGATGTTGGTGGGTTTGATGGATTTAGTTTTGTTCCCGCATTTTGTGAAGATGATGACTTTTTAATTCGTGCGAAACTAAAAGGATATGATTTAAAAACTTGTGATTCGGCAATAGTTTATCATTTTGTTTCGCAGACATCAAGATTTAGTGATGATTATAAAAATGAACGATTTAAATATGAATTGAACTCTAATAGAAATTTCATTAGGAAGTGGGGAATACCAATTTCCGCATTTAACGAGCTCAGGTATTGGGAAGATAAAGATTTTAAATATAAGACTTTCAATATGGGTTTAACCACAAATAACCAATCTAATTTGATTAACGTGGAACCATTCTTCGATAAAATTGAATTAGGGACGATTCCTGAGGGTTATATTGAAAGTGAACAAGATAATACTCGTTACGATTTAAGGTCCAAATTTACCCTTACAGATAACGTAGAAGTGATGATTTATGAGATTAAACCATTCACTCAAGAAGATATGTATACTTTACAAAAAATAAGATTATCAATACCTTATTATGATGCGGGAGAATATGAGGTTGGTAATATGAGAATAGATATTAAAAAACCCATTTAATGAATATATTAGTAACCGGAGGTGCAGGTTTTGTTGGCACTAATTTAATTAAAAGACTATTAAAAGATGGTCACAATGTTACATCCTTAGACAATTACTTAAGTGGTTTTAGTTCTAATCATCAAGAAGGGGCAAATTACATAGATGGTGATGTTAGAAATTTAACATTATTTGATGATGTAAAATATGATATAGTATTTCATTTGGCGGCAATTGCGAGAATACAACCATCATTTAAACACCCTGTTGAATATTTTGAAACGAACACAAACGGTACTTTGAATATTGTTCAATATTGTATTAAAAATGATATACCGTTAATCTACGCCGGAAGTAGTTCACACCATAGTGGTAAGTTTAAAAATCCATACACTTTTAGTAAAGACATTGGTGAAGAAATTATTAAACTACACCAAGAACATTTTAATTTAAAATCAAGTATAACTCGTTTTTATAATGTATATGGTCCACATCATTTAAAAGATGGTGGTTATAGTACCGTAATTGGTAGGTGGGAAAAACAATATGATGATAACCTACCCTTAACAATTTATGGTAATGGTTCTAAAAGAAGAGACTTCACCCACATTGATGATATTGTTAATGCGTTGATTAAGATACAAAATAAAGAATCGTGGGGACATACTTTTGAATTAGGTAGGGGGCAAAATTTTTCTTTGAATGAGGTTGCGGATATGTTTAAAAAAGAAAGAATTTATATGGAGGATAAACCAGGTGAAGCACAAGAAACTTTATGTGAAAGCTCGTTGGCCAGATTAATTTTAGATTGGACCCCAATTATAAATTTATATGATTATATTGATGAATATAAAAAAAAGGGACTATAAAGTCCCTTTTTTATTATTTCTTAATTAATCTAAACAATACTTGGTATTTGTCTTTTGTCTTTCCTGCCTCCTTCAAATCTTGTATTGTGATTTCAGGATATTCGATTTCAATTTCTTGATTTAAAAGTACACCATATTCATTATCGAATTCAAGATATTGTGGGTTAATAACCTTTCCTGTTACATTACCTTCCTCATCTTTTACTTCGTTGTACATTTTTACCATGATACCACCTTTACCATCTTCTTCACCGTATTTCTTAATTAATTCATCTCTCAAAGTTTCTACCTTAGTTCTTTCTGCTTTAAGGTTTGTTGAGAAATCACTTAATTCATATTTTAAAATGATTGATAGGTTTTGCTTAGAGAACCCTTCATAAACTTGTTCACCAGTTTGTGGTTCAACATATCCATTAATTTCACTTTCTAATTGTAAAACGTCCCCTAATTTTAATGTAATTTTATCCATAAATTTTTAATTATCTTTTATAATATATATCATATTTTTAAAAAAGTAAAGACTACATTATTGTTAAAAGAGCGTAAGTTATCATAATTGAAATCCACACAATTAAAGCCTTCAAATAAGTCATAAAACCAGTATGGAAATACTTTTGACCTATTGGTAAACATTTATGTGATGGGGAAATTAGATATGCAGAATACTCTAAAGTAAAGAATAATACGAAATATTTCATACCAAATACACTAGTTAATAAACTCACAATACTTGCATATTTCGCTGAAGAACCTAACATGAAAGATGAAAGGAATGAGATAACCGAAACCACTAAAATGTATTGGGGTTTACTATATTGTTTTATATAAGATTCAATTACATCATAATAGGAACCAACTAAATTACCTAAAATGATTACTACTGCAACAATCCAAATCAATTCCCAATTAACATAATCTAATAGTTTTTTCCATGTATTAGAATAATACACTAAGTAGATTGTAAACACAGTAAATGCACCAAAATAATAATCGGTGAAACAACTAATAAGAATAGTACCCAAAAATGGTAACACCACATTTGTCACATTCTTCCAATTAATAGGATTATCGTTGACTTCGATATCGATTTCATCTTCATCCATAGATAAGATGTAGTAACTAATGTACAGTCCTGATATTAAAAGTAGTGGCCAAACATATGACATGAATTGCATGTAAGTTAAACCTAATACCGCCATTGGTATGATAACAGTTTTCTCTAATGGTGACCATAAGTAATAGTGATGGGTTGCAAGATAATCGATAATACCAAACTTCTTACGTTTCTTATTATCAATTGGTGCAATACTATTCAACATTGATGCTGAAAGTGCAACACGACCAGGTATTGGTAATATACCTCCGAATAGTGATACTAAGAATACTACCATTCGTTTAGACTTAACTTTTTGTTCAAGTAGTCTGAAGATGTCCATAAGGTATCCTCTTTCTTTGAGGATACCTGTTACGAACATAATGAATATTAAATAGACAAGGAACTCTTGTCCTTTGATTAAAATCTCCATGCGAATATAATTGTGGTTCTTGATTGTTTTGCGTCTTGATTAAGACCTGGCATATGTTCAATGTTTAAATAACCTTTGTTATTAAAACGATATTGTAAAAGTGGACCGACGTACCATTCTTGTGACCCACCATCATAATCGTTATATCTAAACATGTGAGAAACACCTAATGTTAAATCGTTATTGATAATGTTTGCATATGATGCGGTGTACGCATATTCATCTTCACGAAGTTCTTTTACTCTCGATAAATTACCTTCATAAATTGCGTTGAATCCCCATATCCCTCTTTTACCTATTCTATCACCTAATAGTAATTTTGGTTCAATACCCCAACGACCATCTAACATTTTTGTTTCCCAATAAAGAGTTGGGTTACCCCATAATTTGCCCCAATCGGCAAGAGCATATCGAAACTCCCAAGAGAAACCTCTCCATTTGAATTCTTTATCTCCATTATACCCATCATAAACTGTATGTGAATATAAATCTAATTGAAGTCGTTTACCCAACCCGAATGTAAATTCATCTCTCATTCTAATTTGAGCCGGTCCATTTCTTCTTTGTCTAATGTCAAACCACTTCTCATACATTGTAGTTCCTGGTGGGTTCATCACATAAACTCTAGTGGAAGCGAACATTCTCATTGTTGTCCAAAGTGGTTGACCATAAGGACCGACTTTGGTCATTAAAGGTACTTTCTTTGCGGTAACAACGATTTCTTGTAATTGATTAGGGACACTGTCCGTTTGAACTTTTAAGGATTGTTCTGAACCTTTCTGAATTGCACTACTACTGTATTGACCATATGACAATGTTGTAGTAAACAATAACACTAACATTAGCGATAGTGTTGTGATTGTTTTTCTCATTTGTTTTTTGTTTAAGAAAAGTTTATTATTACTCAAATATAAACAAAAAATATGAGATTAGGAATTACTTTTCAATTAAAAATATACCCAAACCATTCCAAAAGTCTTTAGAATCTTCTCCAATTGTATGTATACTTTTTTGATATGTGACAATTGATTTACTTTCATCTAAAGCCCTGATAGCACCTTCTTTTTGCCAATTCCAATCATCAACAATTAATATACATTTATCTGACATATGTGGGATTATTTTTTTAATGGTGGTATATTGATCATAGTATTTTGTTTCACCATCATAAAATATAATATCTAATGGTTCAATTGTGGAATAATCAAATTCTAAATAATTTGCACGATACGCACTTATGTTTTCTACATTACCAAATTTCTTCACATTTGATAGAAACTCTTCTTTTGGGTCGGTGGATTGATTTCTTAAGTAAGATGTCATCTTTTGACTAACACCATTTGGCATCAAATAAGGTGAACTCCAATTATCAATCCCCGTTGCTTTAATGTTATTACCATATATTGCTGAACAGAATGTTGAACCTCGGAACACACCAATTTCCAAGTAATTAGCACCATCAATATTACAAATGTTATTGAGGAAACATTTAACTTTATTACTGGTGATTCCTTGAATGTTAAGAATATCTAAAGTTAATTTAGAAACTTCTAATTCACCCCATTGAATTGAATCTTGTATATGTTTAATATAGTCCATTATTTTTTCTTTTTATGGTCCGCAACAATGTCACAGTAATTACAATCCCAACACTGGAATTTACATTTCTTAATTTTATTTCTCCAACCATCTAATTCTTCAGCAGGTACACCATCTAAATAAAGTTTGGATGTGTCTGATAAATTTTCCTTACCATCAACGTAATTTCTAATTAATTCCATAGTTTCATCTAATCGATTAAAACTATCTCTACCATGCATTTTGAATACATCAATGTAATTTAAAAATTCATCATATTCTTTTTTGAATGGTGGAATGGTTGCAGCTTTAAAGAAGAATGCATTAATTTCTTTTTCCCATTTATATTCACAAGTTACTTTAGAAATCTCATGTCTGAAGTATGGTAATTCATTATCTGATTTTAAGTTGTTATATGAATAGTGTTCATCCATCATAGGACATCTACCTAAACAACCTTCGTTGGTTAACAAAGCAATCTTTACATATCTTCCATGTTTCTGTTGGAATTGTAATTGTGCTCTTCTGATGTTCTTTAACTCCTCTACGTCCCTCATCAAAATTCTATCAACATTGATGTAATCAAATCCCTGTTCTGCGTTGTACCAGAAGTCTTGTGCAGTTGCAACTTTTCTTAATATAGTATTCTTAATTTCCATTTCAGGGAAATGATTCTTAATACCCATTGCAACCCAATGTGCGTGTGCTAAAGTGATACTTCTTAAGCCTCTATCGTACAATGGTTTAAGATGTTCAATGAACAACTTGTAGTTATCAAATTTAGGTGATACGTTTACATTGTTGAATGTTGCACTCACTTTAATACCTAACACCTCTTGTATCTGAAGTGCATTATCGATAACAAGGTTTACATCTTCTGGTCTAAACACCGAACCCATAGCATCTTGTGTGAATGGGGGTATTCTACAAGTAAAGTAGACATCGTATATCCAATCTTTATATTCTTGTAAGAATGGTAGAAATTTATTCATGAAATCTTCCTCAGATAACATGGGGTTTAATGGGATTGAAAATATTTTACTCATGTGTTGCTCCTTCTAAACATCCACCACAAATTCCGTTACATAACGTGTCATAGAAATGACAGTCCAAACAGTCTTTTGGTAATGTGTAATTTTTATGGTTTTCTATATATAATTTATCAAATTCTTCTCTTAATGATAATACATTATTTTCACCAGTAATGTTCAATACGTTATCTATTTTAACTTTATCTTCTAATGGATAACAATGTATTGAACTACCGTCGGGAAAAATATCTAATGGCATAAATCCACAAATTGTTTTATACTCAGGTATTTTAAATGTTGCAAACCCTAATGAATTTTCCATCACAGCACTTTTTGTTTTACCTTCCCATAGACATGGAGGTACTTGACAATCCGATGTGATTCTAATATCATTGTACTTACCAAATTTAAGTATCTTAGTTATCTCAGAACCCATTTCTTTATTGTTAACCAGATAAGTGTTAGTTAAATCTAAACCAACTCTAATTGCATTGACTTTACCATCCAATTGATGATACAACCATTTAACATATTCATAGAAATTTTTCTCTTTCCAATTACTTGACATAGTAATGGCTAAATACAATCTTGGGTGGTCATCAAATCCCCAAGTGTTTAAATAAGCGTCATATATTTCGGTGTAATTCTTTTTGAATAATACCATTCTATTTTTCTCATCTAACTCAGCGGCATTTGGGAACACCCAACGAATATGTCTAATGTTTTTAATTATGAATTCTCTTGTGGTTTTACTAAACAGAAAGTTACTTACAAGATTGATTTTGAGACCTTTAGAAATGATATGTTCAACAATACCTGTGAAGTTTGAGTGTTGTGTTGGTTCTCCACCAAGTATTGTTATCTCTTCTTTATCTTTATATAAATTGTAATGGTTAATTAACTCATCTACTTTAGATAAAGTCATTTCACCTAAGGTATGTTTGGTTCTTGCTTCTTCTTTGGTGAAGCAAAAAGAACATCCTTTAGCACATGTACCATTAATTACAAAATTCATTTAAACGTATCTAAATTGTCTGGTCTTTAGCCAATTTTGATTGGCGTCAGGTTCGTTATTAATATCAAATGCAACACCCACTCTTAAATCCCCATTCCATTGTTTGAATTCATGTTCAACATATGAAGAGAATATTGATATTTCTCCTGGAATGTTTGGAAGGTCAACTACATTGATACTACTATCAAATATACCCATTTTTTTTCGTTTAAACAAATATGTGGTGTGTGTTTTTTCAGATGAATAAAGAAAACAATGCCCACTAAGTGCATATGGAAATTTCTTATAACTCATATTATCCATATGTTTATGTAGTCCAAGATAATCCCCCTGTCTAAAAATGTTTGCCCACATTTTAATGTAGAAATTTTCCCATCCTAATGCGTTGAAAATCAATTCTTTAATTTTTGCAACAAGTATGTCTGTTTCGGGTATTCCTAAATCTATTAAGTTGTAATATGTGTGATAGTTTGTAATATTACTATGATTCACAATCTTCATGCGTAATTTACTTCCATCGTCAAGTCCCTTAATGTAAGATTCCCTTTCCAATATTTTATTAGAAAGGGAATTAGTTGTTGTAGGATCTATGAAGTCTGATGTTATAATACCATATTCATATGTCTCTAAATAATTTTCAATCATAGATTAGAAATCCATAGTTAA